GGCGCCAACAATGCAACTGCATCTGGCAACACTTCAATTCTAGTTAAGAACGATGACGATTATGAAAATAACTATTCATCAGGTGTTGCTGGCGCTGGCGACTGGGTAGCAAAATATCCAGGCAATATTGCTAACTCGCTTAAAGTTTCAGTTTGCCATAGTTCAGTAGCATGGGAGTCAACACTCTCATCTGCCAACCTTGTGTTTACACCTTCTTCAACAAGCGTACTCACAAAGGGTGCAAACACATCATCCGATCTTACAAGCGGTCCAGATGTTGATCTTTCAACGACAGTTTCAGTTGGCGACATTCTATTCCTACAATCAACAGGAATCAATCTTGGTGATGGCATCAGAGTCACTGCTGCTAACAGTTCTGTGATCACTCTTGCTAGTGCTCCAACTGCTGAAGACCTTGGCACAACAGGTTCTACTAAAGTTCAATCTGCTGTTGTTCAGCGCCGTTGGGAATACTATAATCTCTTTGATGCTGCTCCAGGCACTTCTACATACGCTACTCGTGCTGGTGGTTCTGGCGATGAACTTCATATTGCTATCGTTGACGAAGATGGCGAGATTACTGGTGTTCGTGGTCAGGTCATTCAACGTTTCGCTAATCTATCTCGTGCTCGTGACGCAAAAGCAGAAGATGGCACAGGAATCTACTATAAAGAAGTTATCAACCAGCGTTCAAACTGGCTTTGGTGGGCTTCTCATGTAGACAACATGACTTCTGCTGGTGGTCTTGCAACATCAACGTTTACAAATAGCGATGATTTACCAACAACAGTTTCAATGTCTGGTGGTTCAAATGGTTCTGCACCATCAAACGCTCAGTTGATTGCTGGTTACGACTATTTCAAATCTGCTGAAGATGTTGATGTATCACTTATTCTTGGTGCTGATGCAGATGGAACAATTGCTACATACATCATTAATAATATCTGTGAGACTCGTAAAGACTGTATCGTTTGTCTTTCACCAGAAGCTGCTGATGTTGTTAATAACAGCACATATGCTGGTAAAGAAGCAGAAGATATCATTGCTTTCCGTAACACACTTCCATCAAGCTCCTATGCTGTAATGGATGGTGCTTGGAAGTATCAGTACGATAAGTATAACGATGTTTACCGTTATGTTCCAATGAACGGCGATACTGCTGGTCTTATGGTTCGTACAGATACAACTCGTGACCCATGGTTCTCACCTGCTGGATTCAATCGTGGTAATGTAAAGAATGTTGTTAAACTTTCTTTCAACCCTAAGAAAGCAGAACGTGATGTACTATACAAAGCTGGTGTTAACCCAGTAGTTACATTCCCAGGTCAGGGAACAGTACTCTTCGGTGATAAGACACTGCTTGCTAAACCAAGTGCATTTGATCGTATCAACGTTCGTCGCTTATTCATTGTTCTTGAGAAAGCAATCTCTACTGCTTCTAAGTTTACATTGTTTGAGTTCAATGATGCATTTACTCGATCACAGTTCCGCAACCTCGTTGAACCATTCCTTCGTGATGTTCAAGGTCGTCGTGGTATCTTTGATTTTCGTGTAGTTTGTGATGAAACGAACAATACTGGCGAAGTCATTGACCGAAATGAGTTCATTGGTGATATTTACATTAAGCCAGCTCGTTCAATCAACTTTATTCAACTTAACTTCGTTGCAGTTCGCACTGGTGTTGATTTTGAAGAAGTTGTTGGGCAATTCTAATATAAATAGATAAAAGGATTTAGGAGAATAACATGGCTTTTAGTGTAACAGAATTTCAAGGACAGATGCAGTTTGGTGGCGCTCGTCCATCACTGTTTGAAGTCAATATCACCAACCCATTCAACTCATCTGCTGATGATAAAATTCGATTCATGTGTCGTACAGCACAGATTCCAGCTTCAACCGTTGGTGTAATCCCTGTATCATACTTCGGTCGTCCAGTAAAGTTTGCTGGCAACCGTGCATTCGAACCTTGGACAGTAACAATTCTCAACGATGAAGACTTTGCGATACGCAGCACTCTTGAAGAATGGCATCAAAACATCAACACTACGGTTGGTAACGTTCGCCAAGCTGGTGCTGGTCCTGAAGCATATAAGTCACAGGCTTCTGTCATTCATTACGGCAAACAAGGTAATATTCTTCGTGAATATAAGTTTGTTGGTATGTTTATATCAAACATTTCAGCAATTGATCTTGATTGGAGTAATGAGGGTATTGAAGATTTTCAGGCAACATTTGAATATGATTACTTCACAGTTGACAATGCTTCTGAGTTTGGTATTGCTATCAATACTTAATTCATAAATATAATAGTTCTATGGAAAAGGGAGCTTCGGCTCCCTTTTTTGTTTTTCAAATTATTATAAATAATAGAAATAACTTTACAGTATGGGGATAACTAATTATGGCTGAACTTTTTGGCTTCACCATTGCCCGCAAAAAACAAGAAGATCAACAAGAAAACCTTCCATCAATCGTATCACCAACTCAAGAAGATGGTGCTATTGAGATTGCGCCTGGGGGTGCTTATGGTACGTATGTTGATCTTGAGGGCAAAGCAAAGAACGAAGGCGAACTTGTAACCAAGTATCGTCAGATGGCTCTTCAACCTGAATGTGATTCAGCAGTTCAAGATGTTGTTAATGAAGCGATTGTAGTCACAGAAGATTCTGGACCAGTTGAAATTGTTCTTGATAAACTTGACTATCCTGAAAATATTAAAAAGAAAATACACGAAGAGTTTGAAGCAATTATCAAATTGCTTGACTTTAATAATAATGCTTATGATTTATTTCGTAAATGGTATGTTGATGGTCGTCTTTATCATCACATTGTTATTGACGAAAAGAATCCACGTCAAGGTATTAAAGACCTTCGTTACATTGATCCTCGTAAAATTCGTAAGATTAAAGAAGCACTCAAAGAAAAAGATGCTAGAACTGGTGCTACAGTTTTCAAAGGCATGAATGAATATTATCTTTATAATGCTGGTGGTGTTAATTCATCTAACCAAGCACAAGGTGTTAAGATAGCAAAGGATTCTATTTCATATTGTCACTCGGGTTTGCTTGATGAACGAAACAGTATGATTTACTCGTATCTTCATAAAGCAATTAAACCGCTCAATCAGTTACGTATGCTTGAAGATGCTGTTGTTATCTATCGTCTTGCTCGTGCTCCAGAACGCCGTGTATTCTATATTGATGTTGGTAACCTTCCTAAGATGAAGGCTGAACAGTATATGCGTGATATGATGGTCAAACATAAGAATAAACTTATCTATGATGCATCGACTGGTGAAGTTCGTGATGACCGTAAGTTCATGACAATGCTTGAAGACTTCTGGCTCCCAAGACGTGAAGGTGGTCGTGGCACTGAAATTACAACACTTCCAGGCGGTCAAAGCCTTGGTGAAATGGAAGATGTTGATTATTTCCGTCGCAAACTTTATAAGTCATTGAACGTTCCGATTACACGTATGGATGCTGAGAATCAATTTAATCTTGGTCGTGCTTCAGAGATTACTCGTGATGAGTTAAAATTCAATAAGTTTGTTATGCGTCTCCGTAATCGATTTTCAATTTTGTTCAGTGATTTACTTGAGATTCAATTAGCACTCAAAGGTGTTATCACTCGTGGTGAGTGGAAAGAAATGAAACAAGATATTTATTATGATTTTCAAGAAGACAATCACTTTACCGAACTAAAAGAAACAGAGATTATGCAAGGTCGATTGCAAATTCTCGGCGAGGTTGATAATTTTGTTGGTAAGTATTTCTCTGAAGATTGGATTCGTAAAAATGTTCTTCGTATGACTGAAGAAGAAATCAAAGATGAACAGAAACAGATTGACAAAGAAGCTGATGAAGCACCAGACGAAGAAGAAGAAACTCCAGTTGAAGAACAATTGAAGATTGAAGACCAAACAGAAGAATTTATCCCAGACAAAAATATTTCTGAAGAAGAAAAAAAATTAGTTGAAAGTATGACAAGGTTCATGAGTTCAATGGTCGACGACGACAAGGAATAAACTGCCATGAAGGCAACCGTCGAGAACGCCAAACTACTCGCTACTCTCCTAGCAGTAATACAAAAAGAAAATAGCAAGGCTAAAGACTCGCTATACGAACAACTGTATGCTGCTCTCCAAGAAGATATTGATAGTCAGTCAGGCGTAAAATTACTCCAAATTGAAGGAATAGAAGACCCTATTCCTATTCAAGTATTCCGTGGCGACAAAGGTGATGTTGGTCCGCAGGGTGAACGTGGGTTAATCGGCGAACAGGGCGAACGTGGCGAACAGGGTATTCAAGGTGTTCAGGGTCCACAAGGTGATCCTGGTCGTATTGGTCCACAAGGTTTACAAGGTGATAAAGGTGACCAAGGCGAGAAGGGCGACAAAGGTGATGCTGGTCGTGATGGGCAAGACTTTGATTCTTCTCAACTTGAAAAGAAGTTTACAGAACTTTACGATAACTTTGTAAGACAAATTTCAGCACAAGTCACTCGTATGGCATATGCCCGTGGCGGCATGGATATGTCTGGTGGTGGAGGTGAAGTTCGTTTAGAGTTTCTTGATGATGTTAACCGCAACTCTGCGAAACAAGATGGCCATTTTCTAAAATGGGATTCTGCTTCTGGTAAATGGATTGGTGATGCAGCCAATAACTTTACCACAACAATTGTCACACAAGATATTATTCCAGCAATAACGAATACGTATTCTCTTGGTACTGCTGATAAAAACTGGAAAGAATTATATCTAAGTGGCAACACCATGTACATTGGTGGTGTTGCAATTAGTGCACGGAGTTCAAATACTGGC